GAATCCTTGATAGAAGTCTGAAACTCTCGAGCGCAAAGGATACGAGTAGGTTGCATAGCCGCAATAATAAGCAAAGCCCTAGCAATGCCCCAAGACTTAGCCCCACCACGACCACCATAAAGCACCTTGTACCTAGCTGGGTCAAAAAGGATGGAGAGCTTTTCAGGAAACTCAACCTTTGAGACGAGTTGCTTAAGTTCATCACTAGGCTGGGTCATTTGGCTTTACAAAAGTAACTTGAATGCCAGTCAATTCTTTACCTTCTGCCCCAGTAAGTTCTTGTTTTACTGTTTCAGACCACTTCATTTGGCTCTTAGTCCACCAAATCATAGCCGTAGTATCACCAGCCATGGCTTTTTGAAACAATCCACGCCCTACTTGGGCATTGGCTTTAGCTTTACCCTTTAGCAATTCATCACCAAAATGCCGTCTTAATGTAGCCAAACTAATGCCATTACGAATTACAGAACAAATTTGGTCAAAAGGTAGCCCATAACCGCTTAATAGCTCTACTTGAGCTTGTTCATCAGCAGTCGGAACAAAAGCTTCTCTACCTGAATTTTCACGAGCACCGCCCCATTCTTTTTTATGGGTATCTTTTTCATGTTCCATTTTTTAGCATTTCCTTTAATTCCTCGCTTTTTACTTCAGCTTTGACCTGCTTTAATTTAATTTCGTAACTTTTTGTGGCTACTTCTTCCCAGTCTATATCCTTACGGCGTATTAGTTCTGTGTCAAATTTACGCCAAGCATCTTTAATAATGTGCTGTGGTCGATCAAATCTACGATTAACGGTTACAACACCCGGCCATAGTCTTTCCAACGACCTAGCCATTTTTAATCTACCATCACCTTTATATAAAACATCGGCATTACCGCCTTTCATGGTCATAGTAGCCATTTTATCAATTAAAAAGGCATTAAATAAGACTGTGCACCAGCCGCCACTTAGTACTTGTAGGCATAAATCGGTGTCTTCGTTGTATCTTCCACGCCAACGATAGTCTAGATCGTTCTTTATACATAAACAACTGTAAACATGGACATTAAGGTTAAATGGTGGCTTTTTGCCTACCGCAAAGAATGTGTAATTTAATCCACCAATGGCTATATTCTCATAGCGATTAATAAAGTCCTCAGCCGCTTTTAATGCAATATTGGTATTACAACGAATGCGCTTACCTTTATGTAGTCTACGCACCATAGCAATATTGTCATCAAATATCCAATGCCGAGCGTGTCCATTTTCTTTGGAATGCTCCCAACACCAATTTCTAGCTGGAATACTGCCCAAACCTAGATTTTGGAATGGCAAGACTAATATCCTGTCTGAACCATAAACATCAGCATAAAGCTGTTTTTCCTGCGGTTCGACCACTATTTTAAAGTCTACGCCATCTTCTACAAAGAATTTAGCCGTTAAACAGCAATCGTGTCTACCTTTAGATATGACATAAATAGGATATTCAGGCTTATTCATACTTTACGGATGAAATGTCCTCATTTTCCCTAGGTGGCCACCAGCAAGACCAAGTCGTTCCACCATCTTTGCCCATCTTTAATTTGGACAAATTGGCAAAAGTCTCTCGATCTTCCTCAGTTCTAAACTGAATGGCAATTTTTATAGGATCTTCTTTAGCTTGGTAATCAGGCATACCTACCCATTCAGCCGCTTCGTTAATATTGGCTATTTCCTTGCCATGTCTAGTAATCATGACCAAGTTTGCCAACATCATTTCATCGTAGCCAGTACCCAAAAGACCATCTATATCGTCGTCTTTGACCTTTTTAAGTATTTCCGATAATGATCTATCGTCAATCTCAGCCAATCGCCCTACCTCGTTATCACCAGCCAGTATCTTTAAAGCTTGTGAGCTTTGAGAGTCAATGTCCAGCTTAATAATGCTTATTTCGGTCATGCCTAGCTTTCGAGCGGCTTTAATAATGCCGTGTCCAGCCAAAATAGTATTGTCTTTAGCAACCACAATGTTCTTATAAAACCCATTTTGCTTAATGCTTTGCATTAAATGGGCAATTTGGTCGTCATGGTGCTCACGATAATTCCTATCATGATTCTTTAATGTATCGATTTTAACTATCTGAGAAGCATTAACCTTGGCTTTCATCAGTTTCCTCAGATTTAGCTGGTATTTGTGGTTGTGCTTGTGCGTGAATTTTATTTACCAAAGGCGCACATTCAGCATAAGCATTTTTGCCTACAGACATAAGAATGTAGTTAATTTCCTCAATGGTTAGTTCAAGCTTAATCATTTTTTATCCTTTGCGGTTTTAGCGGCTTCTTTAAAGTTTTTAGCAGTAGGCGCACCTTTAGAACCAGCTTTACGCATAGTTTCTACTGGCTTACCTTCAGCTTTTTGTTTTTCAATACGCTCACGCTTTGCATGGATATTGGCATAAAGTCCGGGTTTAGTTGCCACAGTCTTACTCCTTGTTGTAGCCGTTTTTACGGCTGGTTTACGTTTAACTGCTGGTACAGCTTTTTTAATAGCCGCTTGATATATTTTTTCACTTTCTAAAGCATTTTTTCGTGCTTTTATTACTGTTGGCGGGTAATATCTCATCCAACATAAAAAGTCGTCAAGTAGCTTTTTAAGCATTTTCAGCCTCTACAAAGCAAACATCTTGCCAAGACATAACTAAATACTTAATGCCATCTTCTTCGTATTTAAAATATTTTAGGTATTCTTCGCCCACATCATCGTTCATAGTGCCAAAGCGAATCCTAGCCCCAACCTCTACAGGCATATCTTCTCTACGCCCATTTGGTAGTTTTTTGCCCGGACCAACAGCTATAACTGTGCCCATGTTTTCTACTTCTTTATTATTAACAATAATTACGCTGGAAAGCTCTCGTACATCAGGCTTTACAACAATTTTGTCGTTCATTGGTAGTAATTTCATGCTTTTTTTGGTCGTCCTCTCGATTTTTTAACAATCGGAATGTCCAAAGGCTCAGATATAGACTGAACTAAAGCTTGAAAAGCAGGGCTTGAAATTGAAAATTCACCACACCAGCTATTGCTAGATGTATTTATGGTGGCAGGGTATCTGCGGCAAATACCCATGCTTCTATCGCCTACAGAAAAAAATCGACAAGAATTACAAGATTCTTTATCGTTTACATCAGCCATTTAGTTCTCCGATTACTATTTGGTTAGAAAACCCTGTAAGCCTTCACTTATAGGGTTTTCGCTTTATTACTTAACACTTCTGATTAGCGTCTTCCTTGGCATAAGCTGTGCGCTTATGTTCGTAGCAAACACCAGCCGTACGACCTGTATTAAACAGTTTATCAGATCCAACAGCATCTTCCATACCCATTCCAACACCGCCTTTAAGTGGCTCTTTGCGCTCACCTTTAGTGTCAGCCGCATCAGCACCTTTAGGCATTACACCGCCTGAACGCAAAGGAATACCTTTGCTAGAATCCATCTTACCCATATCATTTCCTTTTTTAGCTAAAAAGACTGCAAAAGCGCAGTTTCTTAATTTTATGTTGATTTTATGCCATGTCAAGCATTTTGATTAATCTGATTGCGGCATCTACAGAGTCTATCCTGCTAACTGCGCCACCACGCCACTCCTGCATAAATTTAATTTGCGGCTCTGTAAAAGTGGCTTTTGAGTCTTTTTTTACCTCCACTAATACTGAATTACCTTTATATCCAACCAATAAATCAGGGCAACCACGCCCAACAGTTGAAAGATTGAGCACACTAGCACCTAAAGCAATAAAGGTATGAGTAATGGTTTTTTGGTTTTCATCGACTCGTTTTTTGTAATGCGCCATTTAATCTTTCTAGCAAATCTTCCTCAGAGAAGCCCCAATACTTTTCAAACCCTTTATGTCCAAGGCCGTGAATACTGGTATCTCCAAGACGGTGGTGGTAAGCGCACAAGGGTATAACTGGGGCATTGGCTCTTTTTCCACCGTATCTTCGGATGTGGTGCATTTCGGTTGGACTATCGTCAAGGTTTCGTACCTCTTGTTGTTTGCATAAAATACAGCCATATCGTGCCAATTTAGCATAATGTTCTCGTTCGGATTTAGTCATCTAGCCAATGTTTTTCTTTAACTTGGTAAATATTATCGTTTAGGGCCGACTGAGGAATCCAATATTGTGGCTTTCTGCCAGCTTGCATTACACGCCAATATTGCTCTTTTTTGGCATCTCTGCCGTAAATCCAGCCCTTGACTTGGTAAGTTCCAAGCATACCAGTAAGCAAATAATACTTTCTATCGTCTTTGTCCCATTGGTGCATTTCCATGTGTCCATCTTCATAATGGGTACACCTTACATCCACATCACCCACATCTGCCGCGCCTTTTACGCCTTTAGACCAAAACTTATTAAGGTATTTAGCTAAAGCCGCTTCAGCCAATGCGCCTTTAATCATTCGATCAAATAGCTGGTCAGGCGGCTCTCCTGATCTGCTCCAAACATCGTTATTTTTAATGTTTTCTGTAGCTCTTTGACAGCCTACAAAAGAAGCCATTTGAATTTCAGATGGTGTCAGGGTAACGATGGTCATGGGCAATATCCTCAAGTTTTAAAGTCATTTCAACCAATTCATTCGCAATTTTTGCCGCTAAAGGCACATCTTGGGCAATCATGGCCCTGTAATATTCATCTAAAAGGCGTTTAGCCGCCAAATATTCCATTGAAAAATCTTTCATTTCTCTTGTGCCTTTCTTAAAAACAATACGAAACTGCAACAATGACAAAAAAGATAACCCAATAAACAGCATCGCCATGTAAATACCAATAAATGAATTTGTCGGTCATTTCTCTTGTGCCTTTCTTAGCTAACACTAATTAGATAATCTAATACTACGAAAACCAGCGCAACACCAGCCAAAATGTAGTAAGCGGTTTCTAATGTCATTTCTCTTGTGCCTTTCTTAGTATTGCTCTAGCAAATTCATACAACCCAGCATCTTCATGCAATCCAACAACACCAAATTGTTTTGCTAATTGCTCTATAATTTCGTCTGATATATAATTGTCAGACCTTGTTAAGCATGCTTGATTCATGGGACTGGGGCTGCTTCGAGGCAGTCCTTTTTCTTTTACTGAATGGATATAGAGTGGAATCATTCCATTCTGTAAAGATTTAGGAAACTGTTTGTAATCTTCATCAAGCACAAAAGTATTTATTTCATCCATCCACGCTACTGGTTCATTGTTCATTACATATTTCCTTGTCTACGGTTGCTGGATAAAGTTCTCCAAATATCAATAATCCGCATTTCATGGTTGCGCTCATTGTCTATTTTTTTAAAATTCTTTAAAGCATCAGTCCAAGCTGATACCGCCTGTGCGTATTTATCGCTTGCTAGAGCCGTTGCTTCTCTTTCTGCTACAGTTCCCTCGGCTAACAAAAAAGCATGGCTTTTAGCCTGTTTTAAGCCTTCCTCAAGGTATTTAACCTGTCCAGCCCATGCCGCATGACTTTCGTCAGTACTAGCCAGCTTAATTAATGCTTCTTCCACACGATTTTCAGTTAATTGTTCCAAATTCATCACTTCCTCCAGTCATTTAAACTTCCACGATTACCTTTACGCCATTGGTCGTTAAAATCCTTTTCGATTTTGTGCCATCTTTTGTAAAGGCCACTTTCTGCTACAAACTTCCTAAAATTTTGCAAACCCTGTTCTTGCCTAACTTTTAAGCACCACCTAACATCACATTGATGCCGATATTCCTCGCTATACAGCCAATCGTCTTTTTTCACGCTGTGCAATCACAAAATTTTTCATTTCCCAATAACTGTTAAACCTAGATTTAGCAGGATCACCACATTCAGCCCTATATGCGGCTTCTATCTGTTGATCGTTGCCTAAAGGTAGTTCTTTAGCCTTTTCGACCTCGGTAATAATCCAATCGGCTTTAAACCCACTCCAACCACGCTCACAACAGAGTTCCATGACAGATTGAAGTGACATATTGGCTTTCTTAGCTTCACGCTCTAAGCCCTTTAAAACGGTTTCTGTAATGGGTGCTTTTTTCTTTTCCCTTAGCTTTTTATAGTCTTGAAAAACAGAATCCAAAACTCCGACAGGAGTAATAGTCTTTACTATTGGTTTATGGTTATTGGTTATTGGTTTATGGTTAGCATTGCGTTCGGTATGCGGTTTTAATGCGAACGCATCAGAACCCTTATCCTTATTGCCCCAACGGGCTAACGCACTTGCCCTAGCTTTATCAGATTTGCCATGGTACTGAGCAATCGTTTCATCGCACCGCTTATGAATATACCCTTTTTTGGTTAATTCAAAGAAGTCTGACAATACGTTTTTAAGCGCATGTTCTTCATCCGCATTGCGAATGCTATGCGAACGCATAACCTTGGAAATGTCACTAGGCAATGGCTTTTCGTCCAAATAGTAACTGTCCAAAAGCTGACGATAAATACCATGTTCTAACAAACTCAGATGGGAAGTATCTTTCCGATAATCCGCTATGTTATGTTGGTAATAGTGCATTTCAGTCCTTTTTAAACAAATCAGGTCTAGCCATATATCGGTCAAATTTGCCCTGAGTTGCTTGTTCCAGCCTTTTTAGGTACTTAATAGGTATTCCCTTATCTCTTTCCCATCGATAAAAGGTAGCTGGCTGTACACCTAGTAGGTTTGCGGCTTTTACGGCACCGCCATATTCCGTTTTTAGTTCGTTTAAAAATAGGTTCATAAACCCTCCTTAAGTGGAACTATAACCCAAAACCAAAAAAAAGTAAAAATATTTAAAAAAATTGTTTACTTTTGCTTAGTTTGGTTTATATTGCTTATGTAGGCTGATTTTTTATATAACTAAGTGATGAAAAGGAATAAAAAATGAAATCAATAGGACAAGGCAAAAAAGAGTTTGTAGTAATGCAATTTGATGACTACACAAACCAATGGCGCACATGGAGTGTTCCATTAACAATTAAACAGGCATATTTTATTCTTGCAAGAAAAAATGCCAAATATTACAAAATTGCTTTTATCTAGTAGTACAAACGCCCACTTCGGTGGGCATCTTTTAAATTGATGAAGGGAATTAAAAATGTCACATGATCTAACAAAACGCATTGATGGTACTTACGAAATGGCTTTTATTGGCGAAACGCCTTGGCATGGTCTTGGTCAAGAATTACAACAAGGCGCATCCTTTGACGAATGGCAAAAAGCCGCTGGCATGGATTGGTCAATCCAAACATCACCAGTTCAGTTTGTGGCTCCTGACAGCTACAATGTTTTTAAAGGTCAAAATGTTTTATATCGTTCGGACAATAACGAGCCTTTGTCCGTAGTCACCAATAGATATAAACCTGTCCAGCCTGTCGAAGTTTTGCATTTTTTCAAGTCATTGGTAGATGAAAACGGCTTTAAATTACATACTGCTGGCACTTTAAAAGGTGGTCGCAGAATGTGGGCATTGGCTGAAACAGGTAATTTTGGTGAAGTTACGGCTGACGACAAAGTTGGTGGTTATTTACTTTTATCCACAAGCTGTGACAGAACTTTAGCCACAACCGCTAGATTTACTTCCATTCGTGTGGTTTGCAATAACACGTTAACAATGGCTGTTGGCGATAATGCCAATACTGTGTCATTTAGTCACATACAAAAGTTTGACCACGAAAAGGTTAAAGCCAAGCTTGGTAATGCTGTAGGTGCGTTTGGTGCATTTATTGATATGGGTAAATACCTACAAAAGCAACAAATGAATGTCCACGCATCTAATGAATTTCTGCTTAATTTGCTACGGCAGGATAGCCAACCCAATGAATTCGTCTATGCTGGCAGAAACTTTAACAAGATTTTGTCATTGTTTGAAACTGAATCCAAAGGTAATGAGTTGGTAGGTCATACCAAATGGGGAATGCTTAATGCGGTTACTGAGTATGTGGATCATTTTGCTGGACATACCCAAGACAACCGACTTAACAATGCTTGGTTTGGTAATGGTGAAAGGCTTAAAAACAAAGCAAAGGAATTGCTATTAGCGTAAGGATTAGGGGCTTTGCCCCTTTTCTTTTCACTATGTAAAATAATTAAA